TCTGCCAGCGTCATCGGCGTGGCGTAGATCAGGAGCGGCTTGCCTTCGTGGTCGGCCCACTCTTCGACTTCGATGACGCGGACCTTCTGCGCACCGAAGTGCGCCTTGACGTGATCGATCGCGGCCATGATTACGGCGTAGTCCCGCGAGCCAGCGTGCCGCTGCCGGTAAAGGCGAAGTCGGCCTCGACGATGCCGTTGATCGCACCGCGCCGCGAGATCTGATTCACCAGCGCCGTGCCGCTGTAGTAGATGTCGCCGGTCGTCGCGCCCTCCGGATACATTTTCAGCGTGATCGATGCGCCGATGGTCATGGCTTCCTGACCGTTGGTGTCCGTCTCGTCCCACCAGCAGCTCGCCGACCCCGTCCAGCCCGTGTTGCCGGTCTGATAGGTTTTCGCGCCGTCGGACAGCTCGGTGTCCTCGATCATCTCCGCCGTTTCGGTCATTTCCCAGCCACGCAGCTCCGCCACGGTGTTGGTTCCGACCTTGATCAGCCCTTCGCTGCCCTTGTGATTTGCCATTGCTGCTCTCCTTGTTGAACGAAACCTACGCCAGCGCCACGTCGGGCACTCCTGCGGCCGTGTGATATTCGACTTCGAACGTCATTTCGACGTGCGCGATGGGTTTTTCGCCCTCCGCGTTGCGATCTTTTTCTACCCGTATCAGCAGGCAATCCTTTGCCTTGCCTACGAACGTCGGGTCAGAGGCCAGCGCCGCTTCGACTTCTTTGTTGATGGTGTCTAGCGTTGCGTCGGTGTCGCCCGTCGCTTTCACCAGCCCGCGCACCATCAGCTGCATCGTCCGGATCAGTCGCCGGCCGGACTGGTTGAGCGTGCCGGCCTCGACATCTTCGGCATCGGTGTAAACGATGATCGCCGGCAGCTGGCTCGTCTGAAGATCATGCTCGTCAGGCCGCGCCTTGAAGATGTTGGAGCTCGTCACCGTCGACAGGCTGCCCATCGCAGTCACCGCGGCATCGCGGATCTGAGTGCGGACGTGGTTGGCCATGCTTACGTCTCCAGGTGCAGCAGCGTCACTGCACCGTCATCCTGCGGCTCGTGCTTTCGGATGGTGTAGGTAGTGCCCGATATCAGCAGGGTCTTGCCCGTCGGGTCCTCATCGATGTCGGAAGCCACCACCATGGCCACCGGGTTGGTGGCGAACACGCCCGTCACGCTGTTGATGAATGCACGGTCAAAGATCACGTTGACCGTGGTGTCACCGTCGTATGCCGCGGCAATGGCAAAGTCGCCCGTGTCGAAAAACACGGACAGGTCTTCGGTAAATGCCATCGCACACCTGTAAAAAGGCCGGCAGTGGCGAACCACTGGCCGGCAGGGGGCTCGTCCCGGGAACGGGGACGAATCGCTACGCTGCTGCCTGTTGCTTTTTGCTGAGCCAGTCGACGATCAGCTCTGCGATCGCCTCGGGGCGCGCCATCGCCTGGCATGCCGCCGCGCCGGTGACACGGTCCTGCGTGCAGAACGTGAACTTTCGTGGGTGGATCCGGTGGCACGGGTAGCAATCCAGCCCCACCGGCTCCAGTGCTGCCGTGTTGATCCAGTTCTTTGTCAGGTTCTCGTTGCTGCTGTGTGAGAGCGTGATGACTTTCAGCATCGGCTCAAATGCGACCGCGTTGGCGATCAGCGATTCGGTGGCCACTACCACGTCAGCCAGCAGCGCGTAGGTGAGCGCCATGCGCACCGGCCATTCCATGCCGACGTAGATGCCGTACGGCTCCATGCCTTCGATGCTCTCGTCCTGCACGTCGCCCAGGATGACGCTGTAGATCTTCTGTTCGGCGAGCAGCGCCATCAGCTTCTGGCTGTGCGGCCAGTATTTCACCGGGCCACTGCCGGCCGGGTTGATGACGACCAGCGGGCCGGGCAGTGCCTGGCGAAACTTGCGCGCGAGCGCCCATTCTTCGTCCGTCGGGTAGAACTTCTGCCGCCATTCGTGGGGCACGCCGGCGTAGTCGTGCACGCGCTCCAGGTAGTTCACGTTCGCGAGCTGGTGGCGGATGCGCTTCGGCTGGTAGAACTCGTTGCTGCTGTCGTGAAACAGCAGGTTGTTCTCCACGCTGCCGAGCAGATCGACCCATTTCTGATACTTGACCGCCTCGAACGCCCGCCACTGCAGGAAATCGTTGTCGTTCATCGCGGCGTCGGGCAAAGCAAACACCCGGTCGATGTTCGGATCTGCCCGGCACACTTCAGCGCCGTGTTTCGACGAGTAGAGGGTGACGTGGTAGCCGTCGTGCTTCAGGTGCCAGGCCACCGAGCTGGCCCACAGCGCGTCTCCATGGCCGCCCACGCGCACGATCGCCGCGCGTTTGTCCGGCAGCCGCGGTGCAGACGTCTGTCCTTTTCCTGCCGCTTCTTTCCGGTAGATCTGCAGGAAGCTGTATTCGCGCCCGCCGTTGCGTTCTTCGTTGACCACCAGCGTCCAGTCGGGCGCCAGCTCGCGCATGGCGGCCTCGATGTCGGCCGGCACGAAGTCGTGCTTGTGATCCGGGTTGCCGCCGGGTTGCCCGATGTTCGGGTAAAAATCCCGATGCGGCAGATACAGGATCAGGTGTCCGCCGATGTGGATCAGCCGCCACCATTCCTTCAGCGCCGCCTTGTAATCGACGATGTGTTCCAGCGTGTGGCTGGAGAACACGCAGCCGACGCAGCCGTTGGTATACATCGGCATGCGGCTGCAGTCCTTCACCACCACGTCGGGCGCCATCTGCACGCCGAACAGCCCCGTATCCTTGAGCGAATCGACGCCCATCAGGTTGGGGAACACTTTCAGCGGGCCGCAGCCCATGTCGAAGCCGCTGTGCCCGATGTAGGGCAGTACGTCGAAGGCAACCTTGGCGGCTTCGTTGCCTTGCGGGTCTGTGGGGCGCCAGACCATTATCGTGCCCCTACTGCGGCCACCACCACCACGGCCAGGTCGGCGCGGGCGTCGGTTTCTGCGGTTTTGGTGCGCGTTTTTTCATTGTTCATCATCGTCCTGTATGTTCCCGTTAAGCCCATGAAAAAGGGCCGGCCCTCGCGGGCCAGCCCTTTGCCTGTTGTAACGCCGCTCTGGTGGCGGTTATGTGGATCAGTTGGCCAGCAGGTCCGGAATGACCGCGAACGCGCCAGGCTGGCGGATACCGAAGTCGAAGAACTGGTTGAGCACGATCTTGACCTGCCCCGTATCGGCCTTGCTGTACGGATCGACCGTGATGTCCGCCCCGCCGAAGAACGCCATGACCGCCATCGACCAGTCGCTGGCGAAGAAAGCCGGCGAGCAGACGGTGGTGCTGGTGCCTTTGGTAAGGTTGTTCGGCACGTTGTTGGTGACGCCGACGCGGTAGCCGTTGAGCGGCTGCGGGCCGTTCTGCCAGATGAACGGCAGGTTAGTGCCGAGCTGCGTCTGCTTGTACTTGCCGCGGGTGCGGGTGTTGATCAGGTAGCCAGCCAGGGTGTCCGGCTCGGCGTTCGAGTTGGCGCATGCCGACTCGAGATCGACCACGTGCGACCAGGCCGGTGCCGCCCCGTTGCTGCCACCCAGCACGCTGCCGATGGTGGTGTAGTTGCGGATGCCCAGCGGCTGCGGCGCGGTGCCGTTGCCGTTGATGGAGAGGTTCTCCGCCGCTACTGCCGCGCCCATAAGCAGATCGTCGCGGATCATGCTCTCCAGCGGGATGGACGACTGGATGATGGCCTGCTTCGAATACTCGACGTAGGCCGTCAGCCGTTTCGGGGACAGCGAGAGCTTTGCGGTCAACGGATTGCTCTCGCTTGCCGAGCCGATTTCCGTCGCGGTGCCGATGGTGGTCACCGTTGCCTTGCGCGGGATGTCGATCGAGCTGGTAAGCCCGGTCAGTATCCGCACGCCCATGCCAGCCATCACCATGTTGGCACGCAGCGCGTCAACGTAGAGATCGCCGCGCAGATCGGTGGCCACCAGGTTACCGGCTTCCGTCGTGGTGCCGACGTTGAAGTCACGGCGGAAAATGTCGAACGGCACGAAGAAGCCTTCCGGCGTGGCGCCGAGCACCCTGGCCATGGCTTCGGAGCATTCACGCTCGAAGCCGGCTTGCGCCCAGTTGCCGAGCACCGCCGCCTGCAGCGCACGGCCGAAGCTGTAGCGCTTGGTGTCCTTGGCGGACATGCCGATGGCGACGGATTGGGTCGAGTTGTGGGTCTCTTCGAGCTTTGCCATTACCTGATCCTTGACCTGCTCGATGGAGCGGCCGTTGCGAATGGCGTTGGCGATGTCTTTCTGCCCGAGATACTTGGAGTACTGCTCGCCCAGGGCGAGGATGCCGTCGACTCGCGCGCGTTCTTGCGCGTCGGCCGTGGGCGCCTGATTGGTCGTTTCCATAACGATGATCTCCGTTCGTTGAGAGGTTTGCTGATTGGAAGTTTCACGTTGCTGTTCCTGCTGCTGCACTTCGACCATCGTCGAACGGCCCACGCCGACAGTGGTATCCGCGGGCACCGCGACGAGCGATGCCTCAAACGGGGTCCACCGTGTGACTCGGTACACGGGCGGCTCGCTGCCGCCCTTTGCGCGCTCGGGATTGGCCCCGGCGCGGTAGAAATTGTCGCCATGCTTCTGGCGCTGTTCGGCTTCGAACTCCGGCCACGTCATGGCGCGCTCGATAGCCTTGCCGTCTTTGCCCTGCGTGACTTCGACGATCTGGTCGACGATGTAGCCGACCGAGACGAGCGTGCGAATGCCGTCCTTCACGTCCTGCAGGATCTGCTGGGCTTCCGGCGCCGATGAAAACCGCGCCACGCCACGCAGCACCGCATCGTCGCCAAGCTCGACGCTGTCAATGACGCCGACCTGATCTTCGATATCGTGGTTGAGCAGCAACGGATGCCGGCCGTCGGACAGGCGCGACAGGTCGACCTCTTTCGCCTGGTGTCCGAGGATTTCGATGCCGAACCAGCGCTCGTAGGGCGTCTCCGAGCTGATGGCGAGCTTCACCGTGTTGCCGTCCTGCGCCCGCTCCAGCGTCATCATGCGTTGTGCCGTGTTCTGCATCGTCGTCTCCTTATGCCGCCCTTGCGAGCAGCCATTCTTCTTCGCGCACGCGTCGTGCGCGATGTCCGGTTCCTGTCACTGTCGCGCCGGCGACGACGGTGTCGTCGTCTTCGACAATCCGTGCCACCGCCTTGAC